GTTTTCTGTTTGGCTACAAGACACACATAACCCGCTCCTGTTCCATCAGCAATAAATGGTGATGCTACATATTTCATAGCTGTATTCGACATAAGATTTGCAGTCACTTGTTGATTAGCCTTATCACCTGTAAATTGAACTACAGTTGACATTGCTAAATTCACAACATCTTTATCCATAATGTCACCTACTGCGTAAGTTCCATGGTCATTGGGTGCAACTATGGCTCGCAACTTTACATTGTGAAACATAGTTAAAAACACGTCAAAATCGAAATGCAGTTGAGCATTCCAGTTTTGACACGTTGAAGCTACCCAAGCTTGATGCGTTAGATACAAACCATCTTCTCCTTTAATAATAGGATTAATGGTTAAAGGGAAAACTGCAAGAACCTGATTTGGTACTTGATCGTCAGAAATTTTGAAAATATGATCATCAAGAACATTTGGTGTTCTCATGATATAATCCACAGACATTTCATCCAATTGAGTGCCAAATAAGGAATAATCTGTTGCGATAACGTTTTCCTGATCAAGTGAATACACATGATCGTTTATTGCAGTCTGTGCAGATAGTTGCCCATCACCGGGCTTCCACTTTACAGCTACAACAGGTGCATCTAACGTAGGCTTGCTGTATCCCAACGCACTAGCGGTATTAGCGCCAGCTTTTAAGAGTGGCGCAACAGTAGATGCCAAATTACCAACCATAGGTAACCCAGCAGCTGCTGTTGCAATTTGAGCCCCTTCACGTAGCACTGCAGAAACAATACCATCTTTCCGCATATTGGCAGCTTCTGCTACGTGTTTTTGAGGAATTGGTCGAGATCGTTGCACAGGGGCAGATGGCGGCGATCTTTGAACAGGCGGATGTAACTTGTGATTCCGTGCAACCATAGCACGTAATTCACGAGTGGCATCATCAACCCGTTTCCGAAGAAATGCCTCACTCGAGAGTGGAGGCAATATAGTTGGATATTCCAATTTCAATGTCTCAGCATCGGCTTGGATATACACGTTCATTTTCACTGTACCAATATCGAGTGGTGTTAACCGCCCAATATATAATTTTCCTGGTCTTCCTGTTCCGGATTGTAAATTCCGAGACAAAAATGCAGAAACCCATGGCACATTAGTACTCACAGTTTGTGAAGTTGTTAATGATACTTTCATATGAGGTGTTTGTGAAATTTGAACGAGTCTTTTCGTGCGAGCTGCAATAGCCTCCGCAGTCATATCAGCATAAAGAGCAATAATGATACCTCCTGATGTTTTAGGAGCTACCGTAAATTCAAAACGCACTTTCAAATGTGTACGTAAGAATGCAAAGCCCTTTATTTTGTCATGAACATTTAATTGTGCAAGAAACATTTCAATTGGATCAATCAAATATAATTGTTCTCCGGGTTCTCCTCCAATAGGGATCACAGTAGAC